AACAGATAAATCTGTTCCAGACCAATCACCATTGTTAATTGAAAGTGTTCCTCCTAAAGTAACAGTACCTGTAGATGTTATTGTGCCTCCAGTCAAAGTTAATCCATTTACACTACCAGCTGTTGAAACAGATGTAACTCCTGAACTTGAGCTTGTTCCAGCTCCAATTAATGAACGCACCTCAGCAGCTGTGATACCTGAATTTAATGATGGTGATGTACCATCAGATAATATAGCCGGTACACCAGTATCACCAGTTACAGTACAATTTAATGTTACTGCACCACTTGTTCCTCCACCACTCATTCCTGTACCTGCAATAACGTTTGTTATATCACCTTGTGGAATACTAAATGATGTAGTTAAAGTACCACCATCTTGTTGTGTAAGAGTAAGTGTTTTTGTAGAAGAACCTGAATCACTAAATCCAGTAATCATATTATCATATGCAGAATTAGATTCTGTTGATCCACCACCACTCCAAGTTACTGCACCACTAACAGCTAAAGCATTTGTACCACCATTAAATGTTAATCCTGAATCACTTGTTATATTTGATGAACTATTCCAATATGCTACTCTACCAGATGAACCACTACCTGTTACATTACCAACTTGGGTATTATCTATCTTCTGCCAAGCATCTGTTGCTTGATCAGAAAATACTGCCCAATCTCCTACGGCCCAATCTGTGATGCCATCTAGGTTAGTAGATCCAGCTACAGATACTATATAGTATTCTCCTACTGTTCCTGATCCACTTGATAATGTTGGTGAGTTTGTACTTGCGTTCCATACTCCATCATATTTTAATACTCCTGTTACAGCTGTATTAATAGCTGTTTGAATTTGTGCTCCTGTTGCTAAGTTAGAAGAAGAAGAAGATACTGTACCCGTTACTGGTGTTAATGTTATTGCTGTTGTTCCGCTGGAAGTTAATGTGTTACTATTTCCAGTTGCAATAGTAACTACTTTACCAGTTGCTCCTGTTGTTACACCTGTTACCCTTCCATATGCATCTACTGTTATTTCATCTATCTTAGTACTGTTAGATGTAGAACCGTAAGTTCCAGAGCCTACACCACCAGTTGCCATGTTAATAGTAATTGTTTCATTACTACCCTGATTAGTTGTAAAATTACCACCAGTAGTTAAATTTGTACCTGCAGCTATAGTTATAGTTGCATCGTTTACTGTAGGTAAAGATCCAGATGTTATATAACCTGCACCATTTGTAAGTTGATTATTATTTGTTATTCCGTTATTTATAGTAACAGTAGCCCCACTACGTGATGTTGTTATATTAGTTCCTCCTGCAATATCTACACTTTCTCCGTTTGAAATTGTTTCAGATCCCCCACTATCTGCTGTTAATGTCCAGCTTGACATAGATCCTGCAGATGTTAAATATCCTGAATCATTAGTCCACTGAGAAATGTTTCCACTTTTGTTTGTGAGGGTATTAGTTGATGAAGCTGTTATGTATCCTGATCCGTTACTAAGTTGATTATTGTTAGTTATTGTATTATTTAATGTTACACTACCTGATGTACCTCCTCCACTTAGTCCAGTTCCTGCCACTACTGCTGTTATATCACCCTGTGGCACACCAGATATAGCGTTATCTACATAAGTTTTATTAGCCGCATCTGTGCCTGATGATACTGTATCAATACCTTGAATACGTCCTGTACCCCCAAGAGTAATGTCACCACCTGATACTGTTATATCATTAGCAAAAGTAGAATTACCACTTGTGTCATTTATTGTTGTAGTATTTCTTCCTGCCCATCCACTATTCCAATTATCAGGAGAAGAGTTAATCTGTATTCCTGCCTCAGCATTTAAATAAACTAACTCATTAGTCTGTCCTGTAGGATAATTATGTGATTCACCTGCATTAAGAACAAGTTGTTGTCCAAAACCTCTAATCTCATAAACTCTCATACTATCGTCAGCAGAAAAATCTTGTCTAACTGAAAAGGTTTTAGTACCTGATATAGTTTGACTACCTGTAGTTCTTACTACTGTACTGTCAACTGTTAATGTACCTGTAGAGGTAATAGTTCCTCCACTTAATCCATCTCCCGTTGCTACAGAAGTTACTCCTTGGGCGTCACTATTAGCTGATATAGACGTAACGTGTCCTGTAGCATTTACTGTTACAGTAGCTCTTGCATATGAACCTGCAGTCACACCTGAATTAGCATGAGCAATAGTTACAGAACCACTTGATCCACCCCCAGTTATTGGTGAGGTTGTACTTACATTTGTAATATCACCTTGAGGTACACCTGCAACAGCATTATCAACGTAAGTCTTGTTTGCTGCATCAGTTCCAGAACTTACTGTATCTACACCCTGTATTCTACCTGTGCCTCCTAATGTAATATCACCACCACTAACAGTAAAATCACCTGTTACTGTTGCTGAACCAGCGTTAAACATTTTAAACATTGTCACAGCATCAGTTTCATTATAAAAATACATTGATGATGCGTCATGTTCTATTGACATGGATTTTCCCCCAGTTCTATCAAATGATATTTTCTTATCTGAAGCAGGATTATTAATATTAATGGTTGCTGCAGTTGTTATACCCCCTGTAAAAGTTGCATCACCATTTTCAACAAGACTTAAAGCACCACCTAAATCTAAAATTGAAGCACCACTACCTCCTGTGTTAGATATATAAACACTATCGGTTGCACTTGCATTTTCAATTTGAATTCTTGCACTACCTTTTAGTTTTAAAACATCACTACTACTTCCTTGACCATCTATAGTTAAACTTCCGGTCATTGTACCTCCAGTAAGTTCTAAGTATCTACCATCAAGATCTACTGTAACAGAAGACAGACCATTTCGTGCTGCAGTAAGAACACCTGTACCTGTATTAAAACTTAAACTAGTTAAATAATAATTAGTAGTAGTATCTGTAGCATTAATAGTCAGAACATCACCTGTAACTGAGGTAGTAACATTAGTACCACCTTGAATACTTAAAGTATCATCATTATTATCAGCTATTGCTGTACCTGAATCAGAGTCAACTCTTTTAAATATGTTTTGACTAGATCCTCTATCAGAGTTTGTTAAAGTAATAGTACCAGAAGTTGTTATTGTACCACTACCACTTAGCCCAGTTGTACCTTGTACTGTAACTGAGGTTACTGTACCAGTATTACCTGTAGCACCAATATCACTAAGTATCTGAGATTTGGTTCTATATTTTAAATTACCACCATCCCAAACTAGTATACCTGTATATGAGCTATTGTCATTAGCTATACTTGATACACTTGTAGTTCCTGTTATTGATACACTAGATAAAAACTGTATTGCCATTATATTTTATTTTATTGCTAAGATAATAATTTAAGTATAAAAAGGGGGTTTTAAATTCTATTAATCTAAGACCCCCTTAATATGTGAGTTTATATTATCTTACTTTCATCATTGCTACTCTTAATGAATTAGCAGTTTGATTTGACTCAGTTGCTAAAGTCACAGCTCCAGTTGATGGATTAACAGTAATATCTAATTGAACTTGTGCTCCAGTAGCTACTACATAACACTGAACAATTAGTGGTCCAGTTCCCAAACCATGTGTTCCTGCTGCAATACTTGTTGAAGCTGCTGCAGTTGATGGGAACGTTGCTGTATAAGAATCTGCATCAATATGAGCTTTTAATGTAGCTGGTGTAACCATTAAATCATCTCCTGCTGTACCTGCATCAACTTCTGCTTGTGTTGCTGTCTCAGCTACACCAGATGAAGTTTTTGTTGCATCTGGTAGAGTTCTTGTACTCATTGATGTAATAACACCATCAGTAACATTAATTTGATCTACTACTACTACACCACTAGTATTAATATCTGAATCAGTACCAATAATTGTATTTGGTGTAAAATCAAGTTCATTAATATTAATACCACCATTTTTAACTGTTACTTGACCTGCTGCACTAACAGCAAAATTATCAGAACTAAATGATGCTATACCTGGAGTAGTAGTTGAAGCTAAGTCAATATTACTCTGAACAGTTGTCCAATCAGCTAAAGCTGTAGGAGCATCTTGATTAGCAATTAAGAAATCACCCGCTCTTACTTGTTCCGTAAAGAATGAACCGTCATTTGTAACTACATATGACCAACCTTTTTTAATACTTGCACTAGGATTAGAATCAAGATCTGGTGAGTTAGTAGCTGCATTATATCCTCCTTGGAAGATTAACACCCCTGAGCCAGCTAACTGTGTATCTACATAATTTTTAGATGCAGCGTCTGTTGTAGCTGAAGGAGTTAATGGTATAGTAGGTAAAGCTGAAAAAGTTTTTACACCAGCAAGTGTTTGAGCACCTGATGTTCTAACAACTGTACTATCTACTTCTATATCATTAGCGTTAGCTGTAATACCATCTCCACCAATTACATTTAATGTTGGATTGACAGTTGAGGTTCCAGATTGAGTCATACCAGACCCTGCTGTTACTGAAGTTACAGTACCTACATTAGTTGTTGCACTAGTATTAATAGTTACTGTAGTTCCACTTACTGAAGTAGTAATATTTGTTCCACCTGAATAAGTAAATGTTCCTGAAGTAGTAATTGCTGTTCCAGTTCCTGAATCTGCTGCATTTGTAATACTTGTTACTGTACCACCTGAATTACTATCTGCTTGCCAAGATGGTAAACCACTATTAACTTTTAATACTTGTCCTGCTGAACCAATAGCTAATTTAGCTAATGTTGAACTATTTGAAGCATATAGTATATCTCCTGTTGTAAAACTTGTTAAACCAGTACCACCAGAACCTGTTGCAAGTAATCCACCTAAAGTTAATGTACCACTTGTTGTTATAGCTCCTCCTGTTAATGTTAACCCAGTTGATCCACCAGATCCATCTACACTTGTTACAGTACCACCTCCAATTGCTGAAGTAATCTGTGAGATATTTACATACTTAGCATTGTTATCAGATGCATCACTTACTAATAATCTATCTCCTGCTACTACAGTAACACCTGTACCATCAGCTGCTGCTAATATAACGTTATCAGTTCCAGCATAATCTACTGCTAAACTACCAGATGCTGTTATTGCACCTCCAGTTAAACCTGCTCCAGATCCTACAGAAGTTACAGTACCATCTTTTCCAAATCCTGGCATTGCAGAAATTAAAGCTTTTTTGATTGTACTATCTGTTGCATCAGAGAACCATACTGTATCTGCACCAACTGGTGTTGCAGTAGTAGCAACTAAAATTGCGTTGTCTGCTCCAGCATAATCTATATTAACTGTTGGTGTTACGGATGCAGAACCTGTAATTGTTATACCAGTTCCACCAGATACACTAGTTACTGTACCTGCTGCTGAGTCAGTACCTGTAACTGTAAGTGTATTACCACTTCTTGTTACTCCTACTGTACCAGCTCCTACTATTAATACATCATCATTAGTACCATCTGATCCTGCTAATCTTACACCAGCTGAACCATTAGTTGAACCAACACCTGATAAATCATATGTAGTATTACCATCAGTACCTGTTTGAATATCAACCCATCCTCCATTATAAAGTCTAAGTTTACTTGTATCAGTGTCATAATAGATTCTTCCTAGTGATCCTGAAGGTGCACCAGCGTTATTATCTATTCTAACCTCCTTTAATTGATTTGAATTTAAATCAATGTTTCCATCTATATTTAAACCCGTTAGAAATTGAATTGCCATTTTATTTTATTTTTATAATTATTATTTTTTTATCTTTAATTTAAGAATGCACATCCTGTAAAAGCTGTTTGAAATGTTATAGTTATTATATTAGTACTATTATATTTTACATCTCCTACAACTACTTTATTATTATCATCTACTACTGTTACAGATGGATATCTTCCTAAATTATGTGTTATTACCCAAGATGCTGAAGCAATCTCAAAACATTGTGAAAAAGTTCCTGCTCTTGCAATTATATCTGCTAAGTCAAGTATAGTACACACATTAGATGGTACTGCTGGACATGTCTTACTAGCTACTACATTAACTACTGCTAATGGTTCTACAAATACTCCTACTGTTTCTGTTGCAACAACTACTTTACTGCTTGATGAGTTTTTCCAATCACATAAATCTTTTTGGATTGCTGCATCTTCAAAATCTGTATAGCAACATGCACTAATACCAAACTTAACAGCTTTAAAATTTGCATATGCTTGATTTGCAAAATTCTGTTCAATTTGTATCCTCTTCATCAAAGAATTATATTCCTTTTGACTTTTATTAGATGATGATACTATTGCTGTTGCCATATTTACTTATTTCTTAAATCCGTTATTTGTTGTCTAGCTAATTCTAAATTTAAATCTCTTCCCGTACTTACATTTTCAGCTTTAGCCTTACAAGCCTTACAAACTATTATTCCATTTCCTATAGATGCTTTTTGACATCCACATGTAAAGTTTTTTCCACAATGTGCACAACTCATAATTTAGTTGGTTTAAATTATTACTTAATATGTTTTACTACTACTAGAACTACTTTGACCACAGTTTCCTGTAGGACAAATAATTCTATCTAATCTTATTTTAGCATAATTATAAATCTGCATTCCTTGAGCAGGTGCTTGACAATATTCTACATTGGATACAGCTGCATCAATCATTGTTCTTATGTAACTCATCTCTGCAAGTAGATCTTGTTTGGATGAGTTAGGTTGGCATGCATGAACATCTAAATCACATAATACCTCATAATAGGTATGCATTAAAGATGTTACTCTCAAATGATTATATTCTACATATACTTTAGAGTTTGGTGAAACACTATATCTTATAATGTATATTCCATCAGGTATATTAGATTGTGTTGTTCCACAATCAGTTTTCTGTAATGCTAAAGTACATGCTGTTAAACACATATCAAAGTCTTTGTTAACTTTTACTAATACTGGAACTGAAAATCCAGGTAGTGTAATTTGCAGCTCTTCACAATCTACTGCTAGTTCTTTAGAGTATTGACTTGTGTCTTTAATACACAACAATTCACAGTTAGATACTGTGGGAATCTCTAAACTTAATATATGCTTGTCTGCCATTTGAGTTCAATTTATTATACTATACTAATAATATACAAAAAATTAAACAGAATATAAAATAAAAAGAGCAGGAGATTTATCCCCTGCTCTAATTAAAATATTAAGATTGATTAAATCTTATTGGAAGTTGCTATTATGCATCAATACCAGTTGTACTAAATGGTACTGGATTAAAGTTAGCACCTGCCCAGGCAGATAAAGATAAGAACATGTTATCCATTGCAGTAATTAAGGCTGCATTGTCACATTTTACATATACTTTATATTGATATTGATCATTATCAAATACACCTGTAGGGTTATTAAATCTTGGCACACTGTGCTGGAAGTAATATCCTAAGTATGTAGAGCTTCTAGAAACTGAATCTAATAATTCATCAGACATTTCAATTTCTCTGATTCTTGCACTACTTGCATTCCCTTGGTTGTAAGGAGATTGTCTATATCTTTCAGACATAATCAATTCTCTAATTACTCTTTCACCTTGAGTTTGTTGCATTTGTCCAGGAGTTCTTGATGCTACACCACAATCATTACATGGGTTACCAGTTTCATCTAGTGAAGACACTATGATTTCAACAGGCTCAGCATTATAGTGATCTCTTGTATCAAATGAGCAGTTTCCAAATTCAGTATCTACGTATGCACCTTTAAAAGTTACACAAGCAGAAATCTTAGTTGCTCCATTAGGATCAGTAGAAGGTACATAATTTCCTGCAGCAGCTTTACCAACAGCTTGTGCTATTGAGTAATACTCAGTAGTTACTAATCCTGCAGCATCAGTTGTTGTAATTTCTACAGCACCTTCTGATACAGAAGCTACATCTAAAACAGCATTAGCACCACCACCTTGAACAGTTACATCATCACCAACAGCGTATCCAGCTCCTTCATCAGCAACAGTAACAGCTTTAATTGCACCTGAAGCACCAATAGAAGCAACAGTAATTGTACCGTTACCACCACCACCTGCAACTGTAAGAACTTCTCCTACAACATATCCAGAACCACCAGAATTACCTAGTGTTGGGTTTGTAATTGCAGCACCAGAACCTGTATAGTTAACAGTAGCACCACTACCAGCACCCGCAGATGTTGTAGCAACGTTAGTTTGTGCACCATTACTATAACCTGTTCCTCCTGCAGTTAATGTATATGTTAATGCATCAGCAGTAATAGCTGTAACTACAACAGTTAAGCCAACACCTGCACTTGGACTAACAGCTACTGTCTCTAAAGCAGCAGCACCAACAGAATAACCTGTACCAACTCCTGCAGCTGTAATAGCTGTAATAGTCTTAGCTCCATCAGGATCACCTTCTCCTACAAAAGGAGTAATAAGTGGATCACCAGCTACGTATCCTGGATCAGATTTTGGTAAGCCATTACCAATAGCCATTTCAGCCATAGTAGCAATTACTAAACCAGCATCTAAATATTCTTGACCATCAACGCAACAAATATTTGCTGAGTCAGCAATTGCATATGCATTGTGATTTAAAAATCTTAGTGCAGGTGAACCCTTCACGTCAATTCTCATAAATTGTGTTTTTCCACATGGAGCGCAGTCTGATGCTAAACATAATTTAGCAGTAGCATTACTTGCTACAGAACAACTACTTTTCCACATTTCAGTAATATATCTTGGATTAATTCCTTTAGACTTTACTGATTCTTTGTAACCCCCATGCCCAGGGTTGTTGCCAATTGTGTCTTTAGTGTAAACAGAACCTTGTACTAAGTACCCGTGAGTACCAAGTGGTAGATCAGCTAAAACTGGAGCAGCTCCGGCAGCCAATACTGACTTCCAAGAACCTAATGCACCTTGTTCACTTACTAAAGCAAATTGACCAGCAGTCAAGGCACTTGTTGCAACGTTAGCTCCCGCTACAGACGTTGCTAAAAATGTCTTGTTAAATGCATGATTAAAATATGCCATAATTAATTATTTTGTGTGAGGAACCATTACCCTCACTGGTTATAAAAGTGATTTTAACAGTTTACTCTGTGCGTAACTTCATTGTTACTATAATAATATACAAAATAAATATTATATATTAATTATTTCTTTCAGCAGATGCTTGACCTCTTTTCTGTTGATATAAGTTTTCTATGTCTCCAGCAATCAATGCTGCTGTATCATCTAACATTACTTCAACTAAATCATCTTTAAATTCACATAATACATTATTCAAACTTATTTGACCTGTATATGGATCTGTACAACCTGCTACTTGAATATATACTGGCTTTCTATAATAAGTTAATACTGGATTAACTATATTAAAATTAGTATTTCTATATATTCTTATTCTGTTATCTAACATAGTACAAAATGTTTCACCCCATTCAAAATCAGGATTCTTTAATGGATCCCTTAGAATAAGTGGTACATTTGCTTCTTCTGCTAAGTATACTGTCATGGATCTAGGATCTTTACAACAGTCATCAGTAGCATCTGTAGATACTCTTTTATATTCTAAGTAAGTGTCAACAGGAAAATTATCTGTTTCAAAATATGTATCTGTCACAGTTCCTGTTAATGATAATTCAATCAATAATGGTTGAAGATCATCAATTCTTTTCTTAGATAATTCATCTCCCTCTTTATACATATTACCACCATGTAGATTTCTTCTACACCATTCTAACTGTGCTTTATTAAATGCTTCAACAAATTGCCAACATTGTATATTGTCAAAATCTTGACTATCTAACTTATTGAGTCTTTGTTTTAATTTAATTAAAAGAGTTTGATTATTCATTTTATATTATTTATGAGTTCCAGTAAGGTTCTACTTTTGCAAGTGTTGATTCAAGAACCTCATCATTTTTTGGATCCATTAAAAATAGTTTTACTTCATCAGGAGACTTACCCATTCTTACACCACTATCAGCAGGCTCTATCCATCCACCAGCTTTAGTTGTTATAAATCTATAGAATAGTGCATCTTTTACTAATGCTCTTATTTTTACTTCCTCCATACTTAACTTTGCAACATTAATAAAGTTTTTAGCTGCTCTCTTCTTATTAGACTCTGAGCCATCACCATTTATATAGTCATCCATATTTTCATACATCACATCATTAGGAGTACTCTTAACATATTGTGAACTATTTACATCACATATTTTAGCAACATACATAAGCTTAGAAGTATTACTATTATATAAAGTTTCTAATTCTACTACAGCTTTATTTTTAAGTTTACTTAATTCTGTTCTTGTACTTAATGTTTCCTCTAATGTATCTAAATAAAATTTAGGAGCATTATGAGCTGCTTTAGCTTCTTTTAATGACTTAGCTACTATAGAAAAACCACCAGCATTTATAGCATGTAATTTTATCTTATCATATGGATCAACATCTGGATCTAAAAATACAGGATCATTACCACATCTTAAAGATATTTTATCCCAAAACTTAGAATTATCTGGCTTCATTATAGTTAAGTTATTCCAAAAATCTTTATCTTCTGGATCAACTACATTAGCAGCTAGTTCAGCTTCTAATTCAGAAACTACTCTTCTTATCTCAGCAATCTTAGCCTTCTTTTCAGCTGGTTTTAACATTTTAACTTCAGGAGCAAATTCATTCAATCCTGTTACATATCTTTTAACTCCGTTCATTTCTAAACAAGCTAATGATTCTTCATGATAAACTCCATCATGTAGAGCTAGCCCATAACTTTCTAACCCCATGTTTTCTTTGCTAGGATTAAAAAAAGGACGTACTGCTACAGAACTTTGTCTTTTTTCTTGTTGATACTTTTCTACAATAGTGTAATCACTCATAATATTTGGTTTTAAAAATTAATAATTTGTTCTACTTGTCAAACGTACAAAAATTTGTACTGTCCTATTATTAAGTTTCTTAAGCAAGATTTTACTCTTGCTCAAGTTGTTTGACTATTACGTAAGTACAACTCTTAAAACACCTGCGTTGTGATATATGTCACCTTTACCTAACCCAGCAGCTTTTGCTGCAGCGTCATCTGCGTAATTTTTTGATATAATATCTTTACCAAATGCTTTTGAAGCAAGTATTTTTGAAACATCTGAGTTTGAAAACTCATATGCTTTATTTGCTAATTTAATATCTAGTGCCATAATTTCTATTTTTAAGGTTAAAATAAAAAGGGAGGAGGTATAGACCACCTCCCTATTTACTTGATTAATGTTCTTAGAATGATCCTCCTGTAATAGGGTTTCTCATTACTATTTTAAGAACTTTGGTTGGATCCTTAACCCAAATAGCTGGCATGGTCTGAGTCATATAAACTCTATATCCATTGAATTGTCCAGTAGAAGCAAAACCTTGAGTTCTTCCCATGTAGTCCATAGTACCATTTTGGTAGAACCACTTAAGTTGATTATCCCAAGAAAGTTTCAACAAGTGAATGTTGTCATTTCCTTCATCTGTTACATCAAAGATAATAAAGCTAAATGAACTTAGAGGTCTTCCATCAATTAGTGGATTCTCTATATCATTAGTATTTAAGTTATCAAATGCTGGATTTAATACAAACTTAACGTTAGCTAAGAAAGGAATAGTAAAGCTTGTGTAAGCAAAACCATAATCTAAATCCATACCAGAACCTTGTACAGCCCCAATATCTGTTGCATTTTGAACTAAACCAGAACCGTATACTTCATCAGCAATTGCTTTGTTGATAAGTTGCATACCTCCAATACCTGTTTGTACAACAAGTGATCTTTGTGGGTCTGGCCCTTTAAATTCAACTTTACCTTGATAGAAGTTATAAAGTTCAGACTTAAACATGTCAAGAGTAAATGATGACTTGTTATATACTCTCTTGAAAGAGTTATCTAACTGTGACCATAAACCTACAGATAATCTAATATCATCCGGTCCATCTTGTTTAATTCTACCACCTTTACCCCACATTAGGTAAGTTTCAATATCCGTTGCAATTTTAGATAAGTGAGCTGCTTCCATATTTGTAATGAAAGTTCTTGTTAGAGTTCCATTCTCAAATGCTTCTCTAGCACCTGCTTTACCCATGTTTGCTACAAGTCCTTCAATACTAGGTACTGATGGATTGTTTGGATCTGTGTTGAAGTTTCTCCAAATCTCAGTAACAGGAACTGTACCATCAGCGTTTAATCCGCCTTTGATCATTAAATCTGCTCTTGAAGAAATTGAATAGTGAACATGTGCTTCTGCTCCTCCTACAAAGTTGTAGAATTCACGGAAACCTGAACCTGTTTCAATGTCAGAGAATCTTTCACCGTACTCACCTCTTGCAGAACCTTTTCTAAAGTACTTTGTACCTTTAGCTAAGTATTTTGCATCAAGAGTAGCGGCATTGTTATTATTTACTAATTGAACAGTATAAACATAACCATCACCTGCTGGGATAATATCATCAGCTGTAATGTAAAGTTCAAGACCATTATACTTATCATAAGTAATAATGTCACCATGTCCAAAAGTTCTTTTGTTGATCTTAATCTGGAAAGTTGTTCCGTCAATACCTTTTGAAGTATTTGCAGCGTCAATATCTGCTACTATGTAAGGTAGATCTTGTGCAATAGGAGTTTGCCACTTGTACTCACCTCTAGCGTTGTCCACCATGATTGTATTCTTTCCACCGAATGATGCCATTTGATATAAAGGCATCTCTACCTTCTGAGTCATTGCCCATAAATCAATTGGTCCCATATCCATAGGCTCAGCATTGCCAAGCATCTGTGTAAGGTGATAAGAATCAACATGTGAACTAGCTTTGTAGCTTGTATCACGTAGGAAAATCCCATTATTTAAAACTGGAGTTGCCATAAATTTGATTGTTTTTGATTAATAATTAATTTTCATTTATATTTAATTTACCTAATTAAATGCGTTTAAAAATGTTGTTAGCCCTTTGTAGTTTTTTTCTACCTGTTGTTCTAGCATTTGAAGGTTCTTTGTCTTTAACCCCTAATGAAGAAGATCCACCAGTATTAGCCTGTTCTGTTTTTAATTTTCTAACAGTTGCCTCTACACTTTTTTGTGCACCTTTATCCATTATCTTTGCTTTATATCCTTCTGGATCTTGTAGCAACCATAATGCTTCAGATATTAAACCATAGTTTGGCTCAACAAATTGATATTTTTCTAGTAAGTGTCCTAATAAATTAGTATTTCTACCACTTACAGATGGATAAGATGGAGATACCAAACCATTATATAACATAGCTTGTGTTTTTTTATCTACCTTTATTTCATTAATCTTACCATCTTTTAATGTATTATATACATTTTTCATATATTCTTGAGATGCTTGTTCTTGTTGTTTTTTCTTCAACTCTTGTTCTTGCAGTTTTCTTGCAACAACTTTTTCTTGCATCTTATCTAATTTTGGTTTAAACTTTGAAGCTTGTTTCTCTAACTTACCTAAGTCTTTCCAAATTTCTATTTCTTCTTGGATCTCTTCTGAAGTACCATAACCTGTTGCACTTAAGTACTCAGTTATAATTTTTTCTTGATCCCTTTCTTCTTTAATATTTAAAGATTTACTTTCTTCTACTTGTGATAGAGTTGAAAATAATCCTTTTAAATCTTGACCACCATCAGCTACGTATCTTGCAGCTATTTGTAATTCTTGTGGTAAACTATCAAAAAACTGTTTAGGAGTTTCACGTCTAACCTGGTTAGCCTTCTCCTCTAAATTAGCTTGTATAAGCTCTTCCCAGTCTTTAGCAGTATAATCATTTAAATCTTTATCATCATCAAAAGGAACAATTTTATCATCCTTAATTAATTTTGAAAAAACATCAGATATACCACTGATTGGCTTTCTACCTTTTTTAGTTTTGACAACTTCTTCTTCTGTTTCATTGTCTAATGTATCTAAAATATCAGCAGCATCTTCTTTATTAGTTTCTTCTGCTTTTACTTCTTCTACTTTAACCTCTTCTTTTTCTTCTTCTTTTGCTTCTACTTTGGTTTCTTCAACCTTAGCTGTTAAATCATCAGCATCATCTTGATCAGGATCAGCAAAAGAAAAATCTGATTTGTTATTATTTCCTGAAAAAATATTTTTTTGTTTAGGAGTTTCTTTTTTCTCCTCTGGTAAAGTCATAGTGTCACCTCCTGGTGCACCATTAAAGATCTCATCTAAATTAATATCTATAGTCTCTACTTTACTATCCATAGTTGTTTCTTCTGAACTCATAATTATGTTGGTTTTAATAATTAATACTTTCTATATATATAATATAAGAAATGTTTATTAAAACAAACTTATAATATTTAAAAAAATTTAAAAGTTTTTAGCAGTATATAGCTAACGCCTATTTTTTATCTCCTGATTTCCCAACATCATACTTATTTTTGTTCTCTCTTGCTATTTGGAGTTTTGTGTCAGCTATTTGTTTTTGTGCAGATATTTTCTCTCTTTCAACATCTAATCTACTACTTTCCATCATTTGTTTAGAATTTGATTCTTCACGTTTAAGATTCATTTGTTCTCTATACTGTGTAGTTTCTCTAATATCTTTCATAGCATCTTGATAATCAGATTGTTGATTTTGATTTATATCAACTGCAGATCCAAAACCAGCTGATCTTATTTCAGCTAAAGTAATATCATTTTGTCTATCTTTATCATTTTCAGAAATCTCTACTTGTAGCTTTTGTTGTTCTTCCTGAGCTTTTGCTTCAAGTGCTTGTTGTTGCATTTGCTGTTGCTGTTGCATTTCTTGTTGACGTTGTTGTTGTTGTCTAACTTCAGAGTCTTTTAGTATGTCAGTTACTTCTGCAATTGAGTCTGCTTTAACAATATTACCTAATTCATAGATACTTGCTCCAGTAGTATTATTAGTTAAAGCCATTTGTTTTAAGTTCTCTAAGATAGCTCTGTGATTAGTTTTAGTAGTAGCAAATATATTAAAGTCTCTCATTAATAAATCTGTTCCATTAATAGTAAAATTAACCTTTTGTGCTTCTGTAGATATATAAGATAACCTAACACTTGGATTATTACTACAGTAATATTGTGCTAAGTCAGTTCTCATTTGATGTACTCTTGGCATAAGTTGATCTGAATGCTGTACAAAATACATCTCTGTTTGAGCATATGATTGTTGCATAGCCTGTACTACCCCTGTTGCAGTTTGTGCTGATACAGCTCCTCCTAAACGTTGTGGGTTAATACCTATTGCATCAAAACATTGTTGTTTAAAATAATTAGCTAATTGAATTCTTGACATCAATCTGCTAGTTTGCTCCATGTTTAAAGTCTGATAATGATTAAAGTTGGTGGCATTCTCAGTATTAGTAATTGAAGTATCTAAAGGAAGCATTTGAAAATCTTTCATTGCTACCCATGCTTTTGCATAATTATTTTTACCCCAGTCTTCTCCCATTGAGTGACGTGGCAAAGCATTTTGATCAAACATGATTACTGTTCCTAATTCATCTATTAGAATGTCTGCAATCTGGTTATTAACCATATTGTACCCAACTTGATATGCCTTCATTAAATCTACTAATGAAGTTGATCTGTTATTTCTATCTGAGAATACTCTTCCTTCTACAGGAAGTTTACACCCATATAGTGTATTATTACCTTTAAACTGAAAAGGTAACCTACCAGGTTTAGTTCTATTTATTCCTATATATATTGGATTAATGTTGTCACCCATTGTAGATCTCCACATGGCTGGTAAATTTGGACCAACTTTAACACCACCCCATACTTCATTAATCCATATCCAATCTATATGCTCACCTTGTAATAAATTTTCCTTTGTCTTGTTCTTAAAAATAGAAGTGTCATATACTGCTTTCTCAGTAATCTTAAATGTTTCATCAACTACTTCTTGTGTTACTTCACCATCATTTTCTATTTTAGTTAAATGACCTAACATACGTTGAGTCTTCCAATATATAGTTGAAACTCTCATTAAATTACCTTCATCTAAAGGTGTCATGTCTTCACTCTGATCTAGTATTTCACTTAGGATATCTCCACCTGCTGATGGATCATTCCAATAATTACTTGTGTATTGTCTATATGCTAAACCAGGCATTTGGGTATTCCATGCATGTGATCTAGTAGCATCATAATATGCACCATCATTTTGATAACCATTAACTTGATATTGTGCTGATCTTGCTGGATATATTTTTTGTAAAGATTCAAGTTGTTTCTTATCCATTAAATATCCATATCTATCAACTACATCAGATACAGTCATAAGATCTACTTTACCTACATAGTTTGAATCTGCTATATATCTTTGATCTGGAGACTTTTGATAGAAGGTTAATACAGGATTCCATAGCTCTACATCATAGTCATCTTCTAGCATACGGAAATGCCAGAATTCTCTATCTGCTATAAGCATATCTCTAAATCCTCTTTCTTCTAGTTCTTGCATATGAAATCTTTCTTCATCTACTGCAAGTTGATGTGATGCCCATTCTTCAACCATACTTCTATATGACTTACTAAAGAAGTCTTCTATTTCTGGTAAAGTTTTTAAATTTTCTGGTGATAGTTGTTTTAATCCTTCTTCTGATCCAGGATTCATACCCATATCAAGCATCTTCATAGTAAGCTGTCTCTCAGCATCAGCTAATAAAGATTGCTCTACTTGCATTCTTTTTTGTTCTAGCATCTCATTATAAGATGCATCATCAACTGCTCTAAACTGAACCTTAGAATATCTTTTAGCAAACTCACCTGTTAATACATTTATAACATTTGGTACAATAGGATAAAACTTTAATTCTAATGCAGAGTCATTCTCTTTAGTAAGAACATCCATCATGTCTTTATAATCATTGTCTGGTTCTACAATGTAATCTGTTTTATCAATAATACCTTTAGCAAGTTTATAATTCTTTAAAAGTCTTCTTGCATTTAAACGTAAAAATTCAATACCTTGTAATTCTAACCAATCAAGATTCCAAGCAGCCCAATCATCTGTCTTTTTAGAAAATGGTAAAAATTGAGTTGGTTGTGTTAGACTAGAAAATGTAGGTCCACTTTCTGCCTTAGCACCATTCTTTAATTGCATTGCATTTAATACTCTCATATTTACTATTTATAATTTTTAAATCCAGATCTTTTGATCTTACTACTTGAACTACCTCTACCCCTACCAATATTCTTAAACGGGCTATACTTTAATTTATACAAATTTTCTGAGTTTACCAAGGATTTATCCTCTGATTCACGTCTTTTAGAGTATCCTCTGTTAGATTGTTGTATTTTTACAAATGCAATCAATGCACCAAAAGCTACCAGTCTATCTACGTTAAGTCCAGGATAATACGCTAACATTTCTTTTAATAGCATTTGATCAGGTATTCTTTCTACACCTAATGTTTGTGTAATTACATTACCACTATCATCTAAATCTTCATCAATTACTTCTCTTATAAATTCTATAGCATATGATATTAAATGGCTTTTAAATAATGTCCCAGTATTTTTCCAACCGTATTCTTGATATACTGATTTATTAGAGCCAAGATCTTTTAAAAATAGTATTTGTTGTTTAGGTACCAAGTATCTTTGTTTTCTTCTTGCTATCATATGTTGAATAAATAATGATATATTATTCTCTACAATTGTCCATGCATTATACCATTCTACAAGCAATTCTAATCTTTCATGTGTTTTATTTATATCATCAAATCTACCACACCATGCAGCTACTATTTTATCTTTCTCTATAAACTGTTCTGTATCTCCTGCTACTGTTTCTCTAATTACTTCTACAGCATTTTTATATACAAATATACTACACAATGAATCTGAAGTTGTGGTTTTACCTTCTGACACAGGGTCAATAGATGCATAGTACTGTCCAAAGTCTGGACGTGCAGATGTTGGTCTTTCCCATACTACTATTACACCAGTCTTATCATGTTGTTTTCTATCAACAGGAAATCTAGATATAGGTAATTTGTTAGATCTCTTAGCTACTATTCCTTCTTGCTCTCTTGTTAAATCAATTAATTCATATGGGTATTCTTTTTCTTCAATTTTCTTAAGTTGTTTAGATAATACACCTTGTGGAAATATTGAAGCTTTTCTATATGCAAATGCCTCAGAAATGTTTAATGGTTTCTGAGATATTCTTAATTGAAATTGTTCACCATTTAATTCATTTTTCCATCTTTCTCTTTCTAATTGTATTGCTTCTATTGCTTCTTCTATTTGTGAATTACCATAGTCATCAATGTAGGGAGGCATAGACCATTGTTCTGGAATAAATAAACCTGCCATACCTATTGTTCCATCAGCATCTATTAAGTTTGTTTCTACTGCATATATATCATTAGCATCAGGATTCATTATCATTTCTTTCAAAGGATTACATTGATCTAAATCACCCACAGATCCTGCAGCTATAAACATACCCGTAGTCATCATACCAGATGACATAGCAGGACGTAAGTATTCATAAGTCTCAGACATCTTTGGTGCAATTCCAGCCTCCTCATGAAAGAAGTATGTACATGGACCCCCTACCCCTGTAGTTGCATTCTTTTCAAAAGAACCACCTTGTATCTTTGATTTTAGTCCTCTTGCTGTTTTTCTATTACCAACCTTAACTTCAATTTGTTGTTGCCACAATAAAACCTTTTCTGGATTACTTGGTCTATACCAAGCAGTATGTTCATTTAAAAATATTTTATATTCTTCTAGAAACTTCCAGGAACCTTTATCATTAATAAAGTCTTTTAGTGAAGCACCAATCTTACAAGTACTACCTTCTTCAAACCAATAGGTATTTATTATCTTACCCATATGAAAGTATGATGAAGCTATCTGACGTTTTTTAAGTATAGCAGCATGTTGATTATTTAACTCTGCTAACCATTCATATAATGCCATGTGATATTGTGCATCTCTAACCTTAGCAAATCCATAATGTTTTTCCTCTTTATCAAATATTGGTAAAAAGTTTAACCACATATAATAATCTCTAGTTATATACCAAGTCTTATCTTTATCTTTGTATATAACACCATTCCTACATTTATTCTTTTGATCATCCCAGTATGCTGTAAAATCTTTAGATCTAAAAGGGCTAGAACAATAAACACCTTCTGCTGTAAATCTTTTAGCTTCCTCATTAAATTTATAAGCCATCTCAGTAAAACCATATTCACCTGGCTCACTAAAAATTGACTCAATAAATTCTCTAAGTTCTAAATCATTTTTAAATTCAGTAGTTGTCCACTTATTATTATCATATGTAGGTATGATTCTACTCATCATATCTTACTATGGCAAACACATCACCTTCTTGAACAAGAAGATGTTCTTCATTTTGGTGCATCATTGGTGTTGGCATAGCGTGTTCTGCATATTGTACTATATCTCCTACTTCAATTTCATGTACATCTTTTCCTTTACCTACTACAGTACCTTTAAACTCTTTCTTCTGAGCTATCTCAGGAATAATAATTCCAGAAGCTGTTTTTGTTTCTACCTTCCATTTTTTTAATAGTAATTTTTTACCTACCGGTATAACTGTCATACTCATATTTAATAATTTTATTTATAGTTGGTCATAAGCTAATCCTGCACCACCACGTACAGAGCTTTCTTGTTCTTGTTTCATATCTAAAAATGCACCTTTATATGATTGTCTTATTTGTTCAAACTTAGCAGCTGCATTTATCATAGAGTTCATATTACCGTCTCTACCATGTTCTATAGGGGTTACCTCCATATACTTACCTAATCTATCTAACATAGCCTTAATACCCACATAAGCCCTATATGTAGGTGTTTCATATAGTTTCTTACACATATCAAAACCATATCTTATTGTTCCATCTTCTGGTGACTCTTCTAATTTTATTTCTTCAATAATAATATCTTCTTTTTGATGTTCAGGTAAATTAAAAAATGGATTAAGATCAGGATCAGGACATGTCATGTAAAATATATATTGATATACTTGCATATGCGTATCAGGATATTCATCCATAATCTTTTTAAGAAATGGAAGAGCATAACAATGTTCTGTTACAACTAAAGTTTGATTTTGTATATCAAATAATTTTACTATCATGATATGTTATTTTTAAATTCTTCATATCCTATTCTTAATACAATAGGTTTTTCAGCACCTTTCATTAGTACTTCTGTATAGTCATTCTGAAAAGCTTCTCTTCCTAAATGAAAGTATTGTTTAAAGTATGCTATATCTTCTAAATCAATAGTTACCAATGTTTCAAAAAAAGCAAAGTCAGTTGGTATTCTTGATGTACGTGATTGTATTGGTACTGCTGCTGTAAATTCTTTTAATTTCATTGGTTATCTTTTATCCACATCATTAGTGAGTTTACTTCATCTCTTAGATATGGTAGTTCATATATTTTTATATTTTCTAAAACTGGCTCACCATTAACATGTTCATTAATTGGATAACCATTTGAATCTTCTCCTACTTGTTTAAACTTTACATGTTGTATTACTAATTTACCTATCTTTAGTTTAGGGTTATGCTTTTTAATAATATACGCATAAATACTGAGTTGTAAATTATAATGATTAAGATTACAATCATCTAAATGATTTACAGGCCTAAACATTTTATTAGTAATACCTTCCCAATTTGTAAATCCTTTATCCTTTATTTCTTTATTGGTTTTATAGTCAGTAATATTTATATGTCCATTTACTACTTCAACTAAATCTGCTTGTCCACATATGCCTACTGACTTAAGAAATACTAAATGTTCTGGATATACACCTTCTTTAAGTTTCTGATTAGGAGATATCTTAACCCCTTCTTCATTAACTAAAGGTTTTATAATTGGTACTTCTGTTCCTTCTCTCTGAATAGTTTTAAAATCAAGCATATCATTCTCTCTTTGATTATGATAAAAGTTTCCTAACTTTATTGCTCTTTCTGTTTCACCATCCCATGCTGCTATAATTTCTTTTGCAGTCATACCATACCATTTTGATCTTTTATTTTTTGCAGATTTTGCAGCTTGACCTTCTCTATCAAACTTAGGTTTAAACTTACTTACTAATCCAGTAACACTTACCCAAGATATTTTATCATTATCTGTGCTTTCATAGATATGACCTTCTTCTTTAAATAGTATTGCCATTATATTCTGTTTTTAAATTATATGTATCAGTAGTACACCATACAACTTCTGTATTACCTGCTATACTAGTGTTGCTATTGATTAATGTTAAATTATTGTTTTTCATTTTCTTGATTTTTAATTACTTGATTCATAATCTCTTCTTCTTGTTTTTCAGTAGCCATTGCTTTCCAATATCCTTTTGGGCACTCAGATTGTAAAGATCTAATTTTAAAAGCTAAACTACAACCACAATCTGAACAACATGGTTGAGTTCCTGGAGCTAAACAATCTTTGCCAAATGCATCAAACAATGAACAACTTATACACACTTGAAATCTATCTGTTGCAACAGCTTCAACATGTTCTTTTTTAAAGACATTGTTTGATAATCCTTCTGCAATCTGATCAAAATTTTTAAATGCTCCTAATAGTTGTTTTATTTTACTTGCCATTTTTATTTTTCTTAAAGATTTTTTTGTCTGTTAAGTTTTTTTCTATTAGTTCTCTAGCCTTTTCCATATTATCAATATTCAATTGTATATCTTCACTTTTAGCAAAACCATTATAAGTTCTTTTAGCTATATTACCCAACATACTCTTATTCTTTTTTATTGCTTTTTCAAGCTTACTCTTTCTTAGTATAAATGTACCTAGACCATCTACTTGAATTCTAGGATACTCTAAGTTAGATAAATGCTTTCTAAGCTTAGCATAGTAAAAAGCAATAAAATCATCTACTACTGATTGATGAACCCCAACCTCTTCAGCTATATTTTTTTTAAATTCTTTATGCTTCTTGGGATTCATTACCAAGTATTTTATAATCCAACAATACTAAACCTTCCTTTTGTATATTCATGTCTTTATTTATGGTAATAGTTTTTTTATTTATTCCACTTTTACTTAATAATCCTTTTTTCTCTGCTTTTGTTATTGCATTTCTTGCAGATTGTGGGCTTTTAAATATATTACCATCTACTAGTTTAATACAGAACTTAGTTAGTTCTATATTATCATTCTTAGAAAGGTGCATAAGAAATTTTAAATCAGAATTACTTATAACTATTTTTTTAAAAAAACAATAAGTCATTATTTGATACATTACGCATGTATCTAAATTAACTTTTAATTTTAAATCTATCTTATTTACTAATGCCATATATTATAAACTCATTATCATATCAACAAAGTCTGGATGGGGATAACAATCCCACTTATCTTTTCTTACATTGGTGTGTGTTAATAAACCTTCTACTTTACCATAGTATGCATCCTCTTGAAAATCAAAACCTTTTATAGCACCATATTTTTGTATAAATTGTTTGAGTCCTAATCTAACATCTATTTGATCTCTCTCACCTACATACCTAATCCACTTTTCAGTTTCTTTTATTTGTTTATCAGAATAAGAATGCCAATGCATTTTACCTTTAAACATTTGATCCAATTCTGTAATCTGATCTTTCTGACATATACTATTTACATAAGTTTTTTTAGTAGTACTGTCTAAATATCCCATGTTGCATATTTCTAATCCTACAGAATGTTTATTCATAAACCCAGATCCAGTTCTTCCTAAATGATAAGCTTGATTGCCTGTATCAAATGCTTGAACCATAACACCATCATGTTCATCATTACCATTTCTATGATTTATACCACCTAAAACAAATTCAGTAGCAATTCTTCCTCTTTTATCTCTACCCCACATATCTATACATGCATAGGGATTTGAATTACCTGCTGTATGATGCAAGAATATATAATGATTTCTAACGGGTCCTTCTACATATTCACCTTTTGGTAAAAAGTATTTATGTATAGTTTGATTATAGTTAGTTGTATAATGTTGTTTAGATAAATCATTATCTTCATCAATCTCTTCAGATAATCTAAATGGTGTATTAATTAATAAAGTCCATGTCTGAGAACCAACTATACCATCAGCTGTTATACCATTGCTTAATTGGAATCTTATTACGTGCTTTTCTGTTTGTGGACCAAAATGACCATCTTGTGGTAAACCAAGTTTAAGTTGTAACTTTTTTACCTCTAAATTCTTATCACCTAACTTAAGAAGTCTCATACTATTCTATATTAGATGCAGCTTTTTCCATTGCTTCTTTAAATGCTTTAGCATCTTCAGAGTCTGGGCTTGCGTTATCACCTTCTTTAGAAGCAGCATATGCTTGTGCTAAATACATTTGTGCTTGCATTCTTTCAGCTCTTGCCTTTTCTATTGTAGCTAATAGATCTTCATACTCAGCTTGTACAGTTAAGTGTGGTATATTATCTTTATAGAAAGCTGTGATTTCTTCTCTACGTGCTGCTAATTCTTCTTTGCTTAATTGTGGATCCTTGTTTGGATCAAGATTTAATTTTGCCATTATAATTTTTTTATGTTAAACTACAAACATACATAAATAGTTTAAATAAAAAAAGTTTAAGACATTTATTTTACCATTTGACTTTATCAGCCCAATATGCAGCACTCATTTTGCCTTTGGCAATATTCTTTCCGTGCCTAGCTTTAAAACTCTTACGTCTTGCCTTTTGTTTTGCAGATTCTCCTGCTTTAGGTTTACCTGCAGTTTTTACGCCTTGTTGACCAAAACGTATAGTTTTTACTTTATCTCCTACCTTAGCTACAACTACATGTGATTTTTTTGGATGAGAAGGAGTTCTTTTAGGTTTATTATAACCAGACACTCCTGCTTTTGCTAATCTACTATCTTTTTTTGCAGCCATAATTATCTATTTTTACCTTTATGTAAACCATGACTAGCATGTTGTTTACCTTTTCTTGTAGCAGCTCTTTTCTTTGCGTTTGCTGCAGCTAATTTCTTTTTACCTTTCTTAGTACTCTTCAGCTTAGAAATAGTCTTAGACGGAGCATATACTTCACCAGTCTCAGAAGATTTCTTTCCGCTTGCCGTTCTCCACTTCTGTTTAGTCCATCTAGTAAGACTTTTCTGCTGTTTAGTCTTTGCCATTACTTTTTCTTTTTAGGCATAGCCTTAAGAAGCTTTTCTATTTTAAGTGCCTGTGCTTTGTGCATAGCTGAAGCTTTTTTTAATTCTTTAGCTATTTGCTTTAATTGTTTTGATTGCATACTATATCTTTATTTTGTGAGCAACACTCTTTTGGTGCTGCACATGCTGCTAATGTAAACAGCACGAATATTATTATTTTTTTCATGAAGGCCAAATTATTATCATTAGTTATTTCTTTTTTCCTCTATATCCGCCTCCGTTTGCTTTATACCTTTTTGCTAGCATTTGAGCTTTACGAGCAGACCACTGACCAGGAGCCCCACCTTTACTCCCAGCTTTGATAGAATTAAACAATCTTTTACGCATAGTAGGTTTAGTATAGTTTCCTGAACTATTTACGGTGCTTTTTTTCTTAGTTGCTTTTTTCTTTAACGCCATAATTTCTTTTTATTTTTTATAACAGATACGATATTTATGCTTTAGAAGTTTGAGGATACGCTTCATCCATTATCTTTTGCAGTTTAGCACATCTTTCATATTGTTCAAAACCTATGTAGTGATGGATCATATTCTCAAGTTGTTCTTGCGTAGGTCCAGTTATTGGGTCGTAAGCCATTACTGCCTCATGACCTTTATCAAATTTCTTTTCTAACAAGTCATCAAAACTAATTTGATTAGTTAAAACAAAATAAGAATTATTATAAGCTGTCTCTAGAAGTACTTGCTCCAATTGCATTTGTTCAATTTCCGTTAAACCGTTTTCATGCTCAGGTTCATTTTCCCATTGTGACATAAGTTTTGTTTTTAGTTATACTACATCTATAAGAATAATATACTAAAATTTCTAGTCCCATAAAAATTATTTAGCACTAACATTACCCCCACACCCTTCAAAAACATACTCCCCCCCCCCACCAAAGTTGTGTATTTTGCGTGCTATGTACCTCCTCCCCTTTTGCTCCCCACCTTATAATTGTGGTTGGGTTACCCCCCGTAATATTTCCACAACAATTAAAATTTATTAATTATGTTATATTTTTATTCCTTAAATCAAGGACAACGTTCAGACGGATCACAGTTCCGTTCTATTATCACAACTGATACACCAATAGAAAAAACTAGATCAGTATCAATTGGTTCACAATCTGCAAGTGCAAGTACAGACAGAAGATCTGTAAAATATGGTGTATTCAATCCAAAAGATGAAAACAATAATGCTTATTCATTTGATAATCCATGGTGGGATACTTTCATTCAGGACTTTGAGATTGATATGGATAACCCTATCAAGACAGGTGATAAGAGTAAAGACAGTTGGTTTAATACTTACCAAGGTAACTTTGCTTTATTATCAGAAGACTTAGAGTTAAGTAAAGAAAATCTTGTTAATTCTAATGGTGAAACAGTAAATAATGTATACTATGTAAAAACTATGTAGACTGTAAGAGAGAGTGTAATAGCTCTCTCTTTGTTTATTTCCATACAATCTAACACATGTTTCTGGTTTTATACTACATACTACAACATGTTTCCCGTTTCTCTCTCTCTTTCCTCTTTTTTGCTCCCTTTCTTTTAAATGTGTGCATAACATGTACATTAAAGTGTGTTAAACTGTATGTACCTGGTCTCATATCCACATATTACCACTATTTACCACATCAAAATAATTATTACAACCTAAAGTATATATATAGCTAACAACAATACAACAAGGGTAGTCTTTGTCTCTCTCTCTATAGGATAAGAGGCATAGTACCCGGAATCTTAATCAAATAATCTCTAACAAATAAACAATAACAATTATGAAAAAACTATTAATAATCTTATTCATGCCATTAATATCTATGGCTCAACAACAAACCTATGTACCAGATGATAACTTTGAGGCTGCCTTAGAGTATATGGGTATAGGTAACGGAATACCAAATGATAACTATGTCACTACATCTAACATAAGTGATATAACAAATCTTAATATATATGGCCAAGGTATATCTGACCTAACAGGTATAGAAGACTTCCTTAGCTTAATAAACCTTGAAGCTCAATATAACCAATTGACAAGTATAGATCTAAGTAATAATATTGCTCTAAAGATTTTGTTTATTAGTGACAATCAGCTTACACAACTTGATATAAGCAATAACCCTTTGATAAATATACTTCATACATTTAACAATCCAGGCTTAGAATGTATAAATGTATATGATATAACTCAAGCAAATAATTTTCCTGCTGGTCATGCTCAGCTTGATAATAACCAATACTTCAGTGAATCGTGCATGTTAACAGACGTAGCTGAAACATATCAGTATAGAAAAGTCGTAAAGATAATAGATCTATGGGGTAAAGATGTAATCATGTACAATCAACCTGTGTTCTTTATCTATGATGATGGAAGCGTAGAAAGAAAAGTAATAATCCAATAAATATACTGCTATGACACAAGAACAATATGAATCTTTACTACGTTTTCTTAGTGAAGAAAGAGCACATCTTAAATATAAAGAAGAAGCAGTAGAACTAAATACGCACACAGGAGACATTGAGTTTACTGATAATGCAAATAAATATATCAGGACTGAGATAGGTGTATTAGAAATGACCTTTGAACAGTTCGGATTTAAACCCAAATTAAGCTTATTAAATAGAATTAAGAAACTATTTAATTAAAAACCTATTAGTGATAATAGACTAACAACACCAGCTATTTATGTTAGATAATAACATGAGTAGTTAGGTCTTGTTTTTGTTTTTGTTAATTGTGGTTAGTTGATATGGCACCTGATACCTTTTCTTAACGTGTTTGGGTATTGGGTGCCCTCTATCATAAAACAAAATACTAATACTAAATAAAATTATATGCCAGACAATTATAACATATCAAACCAAGCACTACAAAAGTTGCTAAAAGAAATACTAAATGTACAGGGTAACAGTAACACTGAACACATATTCTCTATGCTAATGACAGATCTAACTGATCATGCCAAAGAATCTATATTACATCTTGCATACATGGACACACAGTATAGACCATTACAAATAGGAGACTATTGTATAGTTAAGCCTAGATCATATCATGCAGGAGCTGAATTTGAATGGGATGTACTAGATGATCTTAAGCTTAGTCCAGGTAATGGCTATGTTTATGCTAAAGTTACAGGAGATTCAAGCTGGAGTAGCACTGAACCATATAATCCTTTTCGTTCAACACTAGAAGTAGAACTACTATATCATGACA